GATTTCATGGAAGGTGCGTTCACCGCTGCCAAATCGCTGTTCACGCTGCTGGGTAACCTCGGCCGGATCATCGGCTCTGTGTTCGCTGCTGGGGCTGCATCCGGCGGCAACCTCCTCGCCCTCCTCGGTAACCTCACCGGGCAGCTTGCGGACTTCCTGTCATCGGCTGAGGGTCAGTCCGCGCTGGCGTCGTTCTTCGGTCTGATCGCCTCGGCCGGTCAGGTGCTGGTCGGGATCTTCGGGACCATGCGGCCCTTGCTCGCCGGGATATCCGCGCTGTTCTCCGCGCTGCAACCGGCCTTGCAGTCGCTCGGTGCGGCGCTGGTCCCCGTGATCGCCCAGCTCGCGGAGGGGCTCGGCGCTGCCCTGGCTCAGATCGGTCCGGCGCTCGCCACGCTAGTGACCGCGATGGCTCCGCTGGCCACTGCCATCGGGACACTGCTTGTCGGCGCGATCGGGCTACTGGCCCCGGTCCTGACCCAGCTCTTGACGAGCGTGGCCCCAATTGCCGCGATCATCGGGACGGCGCTGCTTCAGGCTGTACAGCAACTGCTGCCGGTGTTTCAGCAGCTCACCCCGGTGCTCGTGCAAGTCGTGACGATCCTGGGCACCGGGCTCGCCTCGGTGATCCAGACCCTCGCGCCACTGCTACCCCAGATCGTGGCCGCCTTCGCCACGCTGCTGACCGCCGTGCTTCAGCTCGTGCCCGCCCTGCTGCCTTTGCTTCCGCCGCTCGCGCAGATCTCTGTGCTGCTGGCGCAGGTCCTGGTGGCGTTGGCTCCGCTGATTACAATCACCGCTCAGTTTGCGTCGGCGCTGATCGCTCAGCTCACTCCGGCCATCGTGGTCGCGGTGGCTGCCTTGCAGTTCATCCTCACCGGGCTCGCGAACCTGATTTCCTCGCTGGCCACAGTGATCGGTGCTGTTGTCAGTTTCGTGGGTACGGTCGCCGGTCAATTCACCAGCCTGCGCGGGCGCGTCACGAGCGCGATCTCATCCATGGTGTCGTCCGCGCTCGGGACGATCCGGGGGTTCATCTCCTCGGCCTCGGCTGCTGCGAGCGCGGTTGCGACCGGCATCGTGAACGCGATCAAGTCGGGCCTGTCCGGGCTGGCCTCGGCCTTCCGTGCGCCGTTCGACGCAGCGCGCGACGCGGTGGCCGCTGCGGTCGCCGGTATCGTGAGTGTCGTGTCAGGTGCCGTAGACAAGATCCAGGGGCTGGTGTCCAAGATCAGCGGAGCCGTCTCGAAGGTGTCCGGTTTCAACTTCCCCGGCATCGACATCCCCGGATTCCGTAACGGCGGGATCATCGATCGGGACCAGATCATCCGGGCCGGTGAGGGCGGCAAGCGGGAGGTTGTCATCCCGCTGACGAAGCCACAGCGCGCACAGCAGCTCATGCGTCAGACCGGTCTGGACAAGATGGCAGCCGGGGCTGCACCGGCGGCCAGCAGCAAGACGCAGACGTTCAACGTGCCGATCCAGGCCGGTACGATCGTTGACTCCGAGGGTCTCCAGGCCGCGATCGAAGAGGTCCTGAAGCGGTTCGGGTTCAAGCCCAACATCGGTATCGCGACGGCCGGGGGTACGTTCTGATGGCTAGCCCGAGCTGGCTCTGTCTCGGCGGCGCAGAGATCGTCAATGCCTGCCGGGCGACGGCGTATGCCGCTGCGGGCTGGGGGCCGCCCGGGGTTGAGCTGGGCTGCGGCTGTTGCAGCGCCGACATGGGCAAGATGCTGCTGGAGGACAACGGCAACTACAACAACCCGTGGACCGACAAGGCTCCGTGGCTGTCCACCAGCGAGGAGGTCAGCTACGAATTCGGCGGGTTCCTCCCGCTGAGCGTAGAAGGGCTCGGTCCCGGACCGATCACCCGGGGTCTGACCCAGCGTGCGAACGGGCGCGGATCGTTCATCGGCCCCGCGCTCCAGTCCGCGCCGACGATTACGGTGACCGGCATCTTGTTCGGCCAGACGTGTTGCTCGGTGGATTACGGATTCCGATGGCTTTCGACGATGCTGCAAGGCTCGTGCGATTCCGACTGCGACGGCGACGAGCTGACCTTCCTGGACTGCTGCCCCGAGGTCTGCGACGACGCGGACGAGCCCAACTTCCATCCGGCCAAGTGCCTTACCCCGCACCTTCGGTACCTGCGGGGTGTGCAGCTCGTATCGTCGCCGACGATCGTCCAGCGATTCGGCGGGGGCTCCGGCTGCTGCAACGGCGGGCAGTACATGCAAATTCAGTTTCAACTTGCCGCGTCGCACCCGTGCGTGTACCGCGACCCGGTGACGATCATCGAAGGCCAGGAACTCACCGACGAGTCCACGATCTGCGAATGGGTGTTGGTCGATCCGGGCACCGAATGCACCGAGCCGGAATGCATCGAACCGGACGATTGCCTGGCCGATCCAAACTGCAACCAGGTCCCGAAGCCACCGACCGCACCGAAGCCGGTCAATCCTTGCGTTTGCGATCCGGTCCAGACCTCGCAGGCGTGTGTGACGATCCCCGCCGGGTCTATCCCTGAGTACACCGAAGGGTTGCCGCTGCTGACAATCCGGTCCGGCAGCCGCGCGCTACAGCAAGTTCGGGTGAAGTTCTGGAACAACCCGTTTGGCCTGCCGGTCGATCAGCTCGACCCCTGCAATGCCTGCGGTGAGGTCACGCTGTCCCGGATCCCTGCTGACTCGGTGTTTGTGTTCGACGGATCGGAGCGCACGGCAACGATCACGTGCCCCGGCTCCGCGCCGACCGATGCGACACCGCTCATGGGCTCGGCCGGTGGCACGCTGCCGCTGTCGTGGCCGGAGATCCAGTGCGCGGAATCGGCGTACACGATGTGCGTTGACGCGGATCTCGAATCGGCCAGCATCGGCGCGAGCTTCGATCTCGCCATCATCCCCACCGAGTGCTTCGGCTGATGGCGACCTGCAAGCTCGGGCTGTGCCGGGCTGATGACTACCGGGTCACGATCGTTGATCGGCCCACGGGTACGACGTTGCTGGAGGTCCAGCCGGAGGCGCTCGAATGGTCGCGGGAGCTGGACGGGATCTCCCGCGCGTCCGTCCGGCTGCCCGCCGACTGCTGCGGTGCGCTGGCCGACGTGCGGACGTGGCGGCACGAACTGCACATCTCCCGCGCGGGCGAGCAGGCGTGGGAGGGCCCGATCTCGGTGGATGCGAGTTGCCGGTCAGGGAACGTCCTGGAGGCGCGCGACATCCTGTGGTGGCAGACCCGCCGCGTGATCCACTCCGACCACGTCTGGGCTGCTATCGGTGCGGTACCGGCCGCGCGTGAACTGCTGATCGACGGCTACCAGCCGGATGATCCGAACGCGATCCAGTACATACAGGACATTGGAACCGGCGTCGTCCAGGGGCGGACGTACCTGACTAACTCGGACTACGTCATCGATGCGCTGGATGAGCTTGCCAAGGGCAACCTTGACTACACGACTATTGGCCGCCGGATCGTTCTTATGCCCCAGGGCTACCAGCTCGGCCGCCTGCCGCTGCTGACCTGTGACCACTTTCAGGGCGACGTGTGCGGCACCGAGGACGGCTATGCTGCCGCGACCCGGGCTGTGGTCAAGGGTAAAGACGACAGCGGGATCGTCGGATCGTTCGGCGGCACCGACTCGTATTTCGGGCTGATCGAAGTGCTGACCCAGGACGATGCGATCACCAGTTCGATGACGGCTGCCGACCAGGCGCGCGGGATCGTCAACGGAGCCAACCCGCCGCCATTCCTGGTACAGCCTCCAGACGGCTCGGCGTTGTCGCCGGATGCTCCGCTGTGTATGGCCGAGCTGGTCCCGGGTGTCACGATCCCGGTATCGCTTGACTGCACGTGCCGGACGACGACACAGGACATGCGGCTGACCAAGCTTCAGGTGACAGTCGATGGCTCAGGCGAGAAGGTCCAGCCGTTCCTTACGCCGATCGGATTCGACAACGGCACCTGACGTAAGATTGGCCGTGCTGACTGAGCCTCGGGCCGAGCCAATCTCATGACTTACGGAGAGAGGTTTCGGAATGGCACGATGCGGATGCGCAAGCTCCGGTTGCCAGTGCGTGGTCCAGGCTGGCGCGAACGTCACAGTCACGGGTGACGGCTCGACCGCCAACCCGTACATCATCAACGCGACCCTTGGTGTCCTGACGGTTCAGGACACGTCGTCGATCGATCACACGCTGACCGGCGCAGGTACGCCAGCCAGCCCGTATCTGCTGTCGTCTGACGTCAAGATCTCCGCCGAGGACGGCAACGTAATCAGCCTCA